TCAGATGAACATAGAGCAAGGCTATCTTCGTACCCAACCGATGCTCGACGCTCAGCTTGCGGCTATGCAGGCGCTTCTGGCCACCCTCGATCTCACCAATCCGGCAATCAGACTGCTCTATGATACTTGGGTCGCCAAGCTCCAGGCGGTCAAGGTCGAGAGTCAATACGTGGACGAGAGGTTCCATGAGTTAAAGCAGGGAATCGATGGCGCCATTACGCAAAACGCTATGACGGCCTTCGACACGATCGCACAGTCTCTGGCCTCTCTAGCAACGGGCGGCCAAGGGGTGATCGAGACTTTTGCTGACATGGGTCGGGCTGCTCTACAATTTGTCGCTCAGACGATCTCGGCCATTGCTCGGCTTATTATCCAGATGCTCATCCTGGACGCCATCCAGAAGATTACCGGCATCCCTGTCGCCGAACTGCTTAAGTTCATGAATGGCAGCGGCGGGGGCGCCAGTGGAGGAGCCAATGCTGCGGGGGGAATACTTGGAAACCTCATCGGCAAGGTCTTTCACCAAGGCGGGATCGCCGGCACCCCTGCGTACGGTCGGCAGGTCCCCGCGCTCGCGTTTGCCAACGCACCGCGATACCATGGGGGCGGCATAGCAGGCTTCAAGCCTGATGAGGTCCCCGCGATCCTGCGGAAAAACGAGGCGGTCCTGACGGAGGATGACCCCTTCCATCCGGCCAACCGCGGATCGGGTGGCGGTCGGGCGCCTCAGCCGTTGACCATTAACAATCTCATCGACTCCGAGGAGTTCGTCTCGAAAGGGGTGGCTACCCCTGGAGGCCGTCAGGCGGTTATGAACCTCATCAGGGACAATCGGGACACGATCGCTCAGTTGCTGAGGGTCAGTTGACCAGTGCCAATCGGATCATGTGGCCCTTTGCGGTCAATTGGCGGGAGCCGTACGAAGTAACGCACGCCTTCCTGACGGACATATTCACGTCCCGAGCAGGCCTGGAGACGCGTCGGGCGCTCCGCAAGACCCCGCGTAAGTCGCTCGGCCACACGGCCTTTCTTCGGAACGACACTCTTGTTCAGTTCAATCGCTTGATGATGACTGCACACAACATGCAGATCATCTTCCCCGAATTGACACGGCAGGCGGCCTTGGCGGCTAATGTGGCGGCCGAGGGAACCGCGCTGTTGCTGACCGCTCCTGCGCCCCGATGGATGGCCGTGGGGGGCGAGATCGTTATAGGTCGTGGCTCCGCTGCTCGCGTGGGCGAGATCGAGCAGATCAATGGCGCACAGATCACACTCGTTGAGCCGGTAGGGGCCTTCGTCCTTGGCGAGCGAGTATACCATGCGCTGACGGGCCGACTGGCTAACCGAATTGACGCGCAGCGGGTGACCAACGCCATGGCGGAAGCCCGTGTGATCTTCAATGTAAACCCTGGCTCGGAAATTGTTTCCGAAACGGACCAAGGCCCCGCCTTTGGGGGTCGAGAGATATTCCCCTGGCCGCACAATTGGGCCAGCGGGCAGGATGTGAGCCAGGAATGGCCGGTGGAGTTGGTCGATTTTGACGCTGGAGTTATCGCCGCGTTTACGTCGATTGATATTCCGGCGCAGCTTCGAGGGACCGATGTCTTGTGTCGTTCACCAGAGGCGGCGGAGTCTCTGTTGGAGTTCTTTATCCGGATGCGGGGGCGCCGGGGGGAGTTCATGCGGCCGAGCGGAGAGCAGGACCTAACACCAATGGTGCCACTCCAAGCCGGACAGGATACGGTCCTGATCCGCGGTCGGGAGTTGTTCGAGACTTTTCTTGATGATCCAATTCACGGCGCCATCGTGGCGGTAATCGGGGGCATGCCTTTCTACCGTACCGTTGCCAATATGCTCACCGTTGGCGCCAACACTCTGCTGACTGTCGATCAGCCCTGGCCGACGACCGGCCTGCCTTCTCGTATCTCGTGGTTCTATAACTGCCGGCTGGAGTCGGACGAGTTAATGTTTTCCTGGCGCACCAATCATGTTGCGCAAACCAGTATGACCTCGCGCACTCTGCCTTTCATAACGGGCGTCGATTACTCTGCCTATCGGGCCACTCCGGCAGGCGAAGATAGAGTGACGCCCGAAGGCGAAGAGCGTATAGTGATCTATCTCTAGAGGAGCGGAAGCTTGGTTACGAAGACAATCGGTGGGCTTCCAGATGCCGAGGCAGCAGCCAATGCCAACCTGTTCGAGGTCGAGCAGGGCGGCATCAGCAGAAAGATGGCGCTGGCGGCCTTGGTTGCCTTCGTCCTCCCCAACGGTCTTCCCGATGTCGCCCCTTTGCAAGCCGCTATTGACGATAATACGACGGCGATCGTCCAACTCGTAGACACATATGGTACGACTGTCACGGCAACCGCCTCTGCCGTGGCTGCGGAAGAGGCGCGCTTAGCGGCTGTCGTGGCTAAAGGACAAGCGGAGCAGATTGTCCAGGATACGTGGCAGATCAAGATCGACGCCGTGGACGCACGCAATGCGGCGCAGGCGGCCTGGACGGCGGCGGCCGGGGCTCAGACAGCAGCCGAGGAAGCAGCTAATCTTGCTTCGTCCCATGCGAGCGCGGCCGGAGGATCGGCGTCAGCAGCAGCCGGCAGCGCGGATATCGCCACGGCGCAAGCCACGGCAGCGGGCAACTCGGCGACAAGCGCGAGTGGTCATGCGAATACCGCAGAGGCCGCTCGTGACGATGCTGAAACCGCCTCCTCGGCCGCGGCGATTAGCTCAAGTGCCGCTGCGGCCTATAGTTCGGATGCCGAGGAAGCCGCGAGCGCCGCCAGTGACGCAAAAGTCTTAGCGGAGTCCGCCCGTGATACCGCTAGCGGTCACGCGACAGCGGCAGGGTCAAGCTCAACCTTGGCTGCTACGAAGGCCGACGACGCAAGCAACTCCGCTATTGCTGCGTCCGACGCGAAGCTCTTAGCAGAGTCTGCGAGGGACACGGCCAGTGGTCACGCCTCGGCTGCGGCCGGAAGCTCGTCCTTGGCGACGACGAAAGCCGACGCCGCAAGCGCATCCGCTACAGCCGCCAACGATGCAAAGCTCCTGGCCCAATCCGCCCGAGACACCGCCAGCGGTCATGCGAGTGCTGCACTCAGTAGTTCAAACCTAGCAACGACGAAGGCCGACGACGCAAGCACATCTGCCACGGCCGCCAACGATGCGAAGCTCCTGGCTCAGTCGGCCCGAGACACCGCGAGCGGCCATGCCAGCGCGGCGCTTAGTAGCTCAAATCTGGCGACGACGAAGGCCGATGCTGCAAGCAACTCCGCCACGGCCGCGTCCGACGCTAAGCTCCTGGCCGAGTCAGCCCGAGACACAGCGAGCGGCTACGCGAGTGCAGCGTCGAGCAGCGCCACGTTGGCATCCACTAAGTCGGACGAAGCCGGAAACCATGCTACAGCCGCCTCAGATGCGAAGATTTTGGCGCAGGCTGCAAATACGACAGCGAGCGGACATGCAGCCGCGTCAGCGGCCTCGGCCGTTACGTCGAGCGGATACGCATCGGCCGCGCAATCGAGCGCGGTCCTTGCTGCGAGCGTCGGCCGTAACTCGGTCAACGTCAATCCACGGTTCACCGACTTTCCTACGGCCTCGGGCGCCGCACCGACGCGTTGGGCCGAGACATATGCAACCGGGACTGCGGGCAGTACGCGCGTCAGCAATCCGAGTGGTGGCTATGGATGGCGTCTGCCCGGCACCGCTGCCGGTCATAATTACGGCGCTCAGATCATGCCGGCGAACAGCCTGCTCGCCAATTCCTACGTCGTGATCGAAGCCGAAGCGATGCTCGATGTAGGAACCTTTGCCGGCGCCGGTTTCGGTTTCTACTGGAACGCGAACGTGTGGTATCCGTTCTCGACCACGCCGGACTCGACAGGTGCGGCGCCGGGTGCCGGCACGGTCGGCAAAACGTACCGTTGGGCGGTCCTCTATAAAACGCCTAACGCCGCGCTCGGGCTCGGAGGGCCGATCCTCCAACCTGTCAGCCATCTCGATCAGCTTGGGTCGGTTGCCGTCGCGAACGCGATTGTGTGGTATATGCTTTCGGTGCGGGCCGCTACGGACGCCGAGATCGCAGCCGGCGTGGCGCTGCCAGCGTTGTCTGCCACCGTCACCACGCACGCTAGCGCGATCGTCACGCTCCAGGGCAGAACGACAGCCCATTGGGCGACCGTCGTTAACGCAGGCTCCGGAGCAACCGCTTTCATTGCTGCTCGGGCGGAGACCTCACCCGGCGTAGTGTCGTCCAGTGTGTCGATCGGTGCGCAAGAGTTTCATGTCCTCTACAACGCCGCGGGGACGTGGCAGAAAGCACTCTCGGTAAGCGGGCCGGACGTGGTTATTGCTGGCACTCTCACCACGGGCGCGACCATCTACGTAGGTGCGGGGCTGAAATGGCCGGTGGCGCTCCAGTCGCGAGACTTCATGGTGACGGATGGTCAGGCCGTGTCGTTCGGTTTCAACCTCGGTAACACGCCCCTGTTTGACTTCAAGCGAGACAATCTGGCTCCGCTTGGAACGGCCGAGGTCTACAAGGTCTATGCCGATGCAGCGAGCGGCACAGGCTTCACCGCTCGTCTTCGTATCATCACGCCAGGAACCAATACGGCCTATAGTCTGACCGTGGACACAACGCCGGGATCAGGCCCCACGCGGCAGATTGATAAAGCCGCGAATCCTGACGCCACCAATAACACCTACACCCTTCGGTTCCAGGGCACCTATACGCAGACGGCGATCTATGATCCAGTCTACACAGGCGGCGGAGGCGGCGGCTATGGCGGCGGCGGGGGAGTGCGGCCGTAATGGCAGATGACTATTACATCAGCGGAACCGTGACGCTCGGGATATGGTCGAAGAAGAGCGCCGTGTGGACCCAAATCACTGAGAAGGTGGTAACGATTTACGCGCGCTACGCGACGGCAGGATCGAAGACATACAATTGGGATGTTACATATGACATCGATCTCGGGACTGGAGTCCAAGCCTTTGGGGTTACCGTCAATGCCACCACAGGGAGTGGCGCCGCTCTCTCAGACTTTGTGTCGGCTGCGTGGGCGGCCATAGCCGCGTCAGGAGAGCGATCGGCCACGCCTTCCGGACAGCTCTCTAGCGTGATAGTGCGTCCGATATGATGTTTCCCGATCCTCCTGCAAAAGCTCCGGAGGGCTACACCCTGGAGGCAGCGCTCCAGGCAGCACGGCTACCTGTGCCTTCCTCGGTGGCTTGCCCCCATTGCCACGAGTTAACTAGGGCGTTCGCTATCGTCGTCGTGGACGACATTCCGGACGACAACATACCCGGCCGATGGGCTTGCTCGCGATGTCGTCTTGACTATCAACGCGACTACCTAACTCCGCAGGTGGTGTATGGTTTCGATGATCTTAGGGCGGAGCGTAATATGCTCCTGGCAGCTTGCGATTGGACGCAGCTTGCCGATGTTCCCCTCAAGATCAGGAAGGCGTGGGCGGAATACAGACAGGCACTTCGAGACCTTCCCGTTAAGACGCCAGTTGCCGCAGACGTGAAGTGGCCGAGCCCTCCCAGTTGAGCCATGGAAATTGTTTCTACCTTGCAACCCGAGGCCTTGTCAGCTAGACGTTCGAAATCAATTCGAAGAAAGTGATTGACCCCCATGTTCACCGAAGTCACGCTCGCAGATGGCCGCAAGCTCGGCATCCCCAAACATTCAGCGACGTTGATAGAGGAGCATGCTCCCGGCGCCTTCGAGCATGTGCCTGACGCAAAGACTTTCGTCCTCTACGAACTCGAAGGAGGACAGGCGACAGCTTTTCTTACGGACAGCTATACCCACTTGACCCGCCTCTTCCCCAAGGCCTCCGGTGGTCGCGACTGGATCGACCTCGTGAAGGATGACTCAGGCCTGCCGCTGTCCGTCCCGAAAGACTCGATTGTCTCCTGGAGCCAAGCGCTCGCGGATCGCGATGATCTGTTCGATGTCAAAGTGCGGGTACGGCCGCACGCTCTCGATGAGTATCGAATAAAATGTACCTTTGCCGCGCTTCGTGAGATCACGGGGACGGAGACGAGCCAGCAGGAGGAAGAGCATGACCGACAAGAAGCTTAGCCCCGCAGATGCGAAGAGGCTGACAGACCAACTGGCGGCGCATCAAGCGGCAGTAGACGCGGAGGCAGCCGCGGCGAACGCAGCGCGGCTACGAGACGAGGCGGGACGCCTCAAGCCGCTGACCGACTTTATCGGCTCCAAACAGTTTGCGGCCTTTGTTACGGCCGCCAAAGAGGCCAGGGACGCGACCGTGGGCCACACGCTCGTTACCCATCTGGCGGGCGCTCTCGTGAGCCTGGACGTGGCCGAGCGACAGATCACCGAGTTCGCCGAAGCAGTAGCGGCGCTGGACGCCAAGCCCGAGGCATAGCCGCATGTCCTTCGCCGAAACGGAGACGAGCCAGGACGAGGGCTCGCCTATTGAGCTTTACCTCTTCCGTTTCGGCGAGGGCGAAAACGATGTCTACGGCTATACCAATCACGAGGAAGATATCGAGCGCAACGACGGCACGATAGAGGACCCCATCCTCCGAACCTACAAAGCCATCGCGATTGATCGCAACGAGATCACGGCTTCCGGCAAGCTGGAGGATGCAGACCTTACCGTCGAGATTGATCGTACGGCAGAGCTTGCCGGCCTCTTCAAGCACTACCCTCCGTCCAGTGTTGTGACGCTCATCATCCGCCATGGACACTTCGATGATCCGGACGGTCAGTTTTTGGTAGCTTGGTCGGGCCGGGTCCTGAGCTTTCAGTTCTCAGGCAATGTTGCTGAGTTTGTCTGTCGGCCTATCTCGACCTCGCTTAAGCAGATCATGGTCCGGCGCCACTATCAATACGGCTGTCCCCATGTTCTCTACGGGCCTGCGTGTCGAGCAGATCGTGAGGCGGCTACCCGGCCCGGCCTAGTTCTAGCTGTGAATGGCGCACTTATTTCTCTTCCTCCAAATTGGGCCTTAGCAGGTCGTAAACCCTATTATGCTGGAGGCATTGCCGCGTGGACGCTTGCCGATGGACGCACGGTTGAGCGAACAATCATTGAGTCTCGGCTCGATGGGACGATCGTCCTAGCGGGACCAGCGTCAGGTCTGGAGGTAGGAGAAACTATTTCCGTGTCTCTCGGCTGCCGTCATATCATGGACGACTGCTCGTTCTTTTTCGACAACATTCTCAATTACGGCGGCATGCCTTGGATACCCCACAAAAATCCCATCGGCCTCATTAACCTCTATTATTAGGACGCGTTCTCTTGGTCGCTCAATTGATCCTCCTTGCCGTAGCAATCGTTCTCCTGGCGGTGTCATATATTATGACGCCCAAGCCGAAGCAGGCGAAGCCGGAGGCGGCAAAGGACCTAGAAGACCCTACCGCAGAAGCCGGTGTCCCTATCATCGTGATCTTCGGGACGGTCACTATCACGGGCGGCAATGTGATCGGCTACATGGACAAGGCGTCGAGGACGTACAAGGTGAAGGTATGAGAGTCACCATGGAGGACATCACCGCGGCCGGCTATTGCGCGCGGGGAACGACTCGGTGGTTTGCTCGCCACGGTTTGGATTTCGCCGCCTTCCTTAAAGAGGGCATGGATGCCGATGAGTTCGTAGCGCGCGGCGATCATCTCGCGCGCAAGGTGGTAGAGAAAAAGCAGGCCCGTGATGGGTAAAGCCGCAGGCGGATCGGCCCAACAAGAGGTCACCGAGTATCGGCTATCCATCCATTACGGTGTGTGTGTGACCGTGGACGGAATGACCCGGATCACTTTCGGCGAGGATAAGGTAGCCTGGGAAGGTGACGTTACGGAGCCGGGGCCGATCTACATCAATAGACCCGATCTATTCGGTGGCCCCAAAAAAGAGGGCGGGGTGGTTGGGGTGGCCTATTTCCTGCCGGGCCGTGAAGATCAGATTATGCCGAACGCCTTGGCTGCTAAATACGGCAAGACCAACACTACCTGTCCCGCCTATAGGGGCGTGACGACAGTGTTTTTCTGCGGCAGCGCTGCTTCGAACAACTCGAACTCGGGGGTGCAGGTCCTAGGGACGACGTTCGGCATTAACGTGCCGGGCCTGGACTACACTGGAGGCTTCTACTGGACCGCCAATAGTCCCTTCGTACAAAAGGCCAGCTTCACTGTCTATCGTGCGCCTATAGGTCTTAATCCTGCCCTGGCGATGATTGGTCCGGATGCCAATCCCGCGCACATGATCTATGAGTCGCTAACAAATCAAGAGTGGGGGATCGGCCATCCGGCCTACATGATCGACGTGCCGACATTCGAGGCGGTGGCGCAGGTTCTCTATGACGAGAGCTTCGGCCTCTCGATGATCTGGAAAAGGCAGACGCCGATCGAAGAGTTCATCGGAGAGGTAATCGATCACATTCAGGCCATGGTGTTTGTCGATCCTCGTACCGGGCTCTTCTCGATCAAGCTGATACGTGACGACTTCGTTCTCGATGACGTGCGGGAGATCAACCCCGGCAATGCGAAGCTGCTACGATTTCAGCGCAAGCTCTTCGGCGAGACGACGAACGAGATCACCCTCACCTGGACTAACCCCCTCACAGAGAAAGAGGAAACTGTCACCGCTCATGATCTCGGCGCCATGCAGGCCTCGGGCTCGCCTATCACCGACAGTCGCAACTACTATGCGATCCGCAACGCCGAACTCGCGCGCAAGGTTCTGGCTCGGGATATGCGCTCGGCAGCGGCGCCTCTCGCCATTGCCGAGGTCGAGCTAGACCGCACATTCTGGAACGTTCTGCCGGGCGAGGTTTTGCTGATGACGTGGCCGGACGAGGAGATCGAAGGCCTCGTGATGCGTGTCATGAAGGTGGACTACGGCAAGCGCAAGCAGCCAGCGCTCAGAGTATCCCTGGTTGAGGATGTATTCTCTCTCGCGCACGCGGCCGTCCCTAACGTGCCTGCAACGGAGTGGGGGGCCGTAGATGAAGACGCGGTGCCGATGGAGTTTGTTTCCATCTTCACTCTGCCGACCTATCTAGCGGCGCGAGAGTTGGGCCGTGCTGCCGCGGACATAGAGTATCCCGAGGTCATCGCCGGACTGCTGACCTTCCAGCCCGGCGATGATACGATCGCGTATAACCTCTACAGCGAGCAGCCAACCGCCAATGGGGAGCTTCTGTGGACCGACATAGGCATCAAGTCGATCCTCGGTCGCGCCGAGATCATCACACCAGTCTACCAGGAAGCCGAGTCCGAGGTCGGCGGCTTTCCCCTGATCGACAAAGGACGCGGACCCGAGGTCGGAGGCTTTGCGATCTTCGGTGATGGAAGCGACGCTGGCTCTGAGATCGCTCTGATTCGATTGTACGATGAGGACACGGAAGGGTGGACTCTCGATCGCGGCGTTCTCGACACAATCCCCCGCCCGTGGCCGCTCGAAACGCCTGTCTGGTTCCTCCCATCTCGCGCGATAATCGGCGACGACGCTGATCCTAGAGCCGTAGGCGAGACGGTAGCCTACAAGCTGCTCACTCGTACGTCACGAGGTCTGCTGCCGTTCGAGGACGCGCCTACTGACACAGGCACCATGACGGCTCGTCCACACGCACCGCTCCGGCCAGCCAATGTGACTATTAACGGTGTCGGTTTCGGTGAAGTGGATGCAACCGGCGCCGCCAACCTGACGATTGCGTGGGCCACACGCAACCGCCTGTTCGAGGACGGCATGGTCATCCCATGGACGGATGGGTCGGTGACCCCTGAATACCTCCAGCGTAGCATCGTTTCCATCTACCGTGAGAGCGAAGATTTGATGTACCAGCACGCGTGGCTCTGGACGGAGGATGAACTGGTCATCCCTATTGCATGGGTCCAACAGGAGCAGCGTATCTTTATCCGGGTTTCCTCGGAGAGGGAGGGCATTGCTTCGATCCAAAGCTACGGGCTGTGGGTCAAGAACATTCCGCAGATCATCGATCCGGCGCCGCCTCCGGCCAGCCCCGGCCCGATTGCGCCGCCCGACGCTCCTCCGCCTCCGCCTCCGCCTACGCCTGACGAGCCGGCACCGCCGAGTGAGCCTCCTCCGGTGGTTCCTGGAGGAGGGGGCGGCCGAATTGAGTGGCGCAACGTCGGCACTATAGGAGAGCCCTAGAAATTGTTTCCTTAAGGGGGTAAGAGGAGAGACTATGTCGTGGGCGCAGGACTTTTGGGGAGCAATCGGCCCCTTCATGGAATCGGTACGACCGTGGATTTCGCCGGTCGCCCTGACGGCTATCCTCGGCCTCGTCATCAAGTGGCAGTATGGCATCCGCAAGCTTCGGATTGAGGCCCGCAGCGTTGAGATTCAGGCTGTAGAGATTGCCGATAGAGATGAGGCCGACATCCGCGATCACTATGCGGACGAGGTTCGACAGCTACGCGAACGCCTGGACGCGCAGGCCGGTCGGCATCGGGACGATCTTAACGCCGTAGAGCAGCGTCACGAGGAGTGTCGGAGAGAGCGCGACGACCTTCGAGACGACTCGCGCAAGCTGAAAGACATTGTGGCGGGGCTGATCCGCATCATCACGCAGGCTTCGGCATCCAAGGCCATTCTGCTGGATAGCGCTGCCTCCGATTACGTCCGAGATGCGGCCAAGCGGATCGACATATTGTTTCAAGCGCGATCGGCGCACGAGGAGGACCCGAAATGACCTTCAAACTGCTTTGGCTTGCCGGCGTCCTACGGAGCGCAGGGCTTACCGTTATCGAGCAGCCCGGCTGGCAGGCGCGAGGACGGAGCGAGATGGGGGACGTACGCGGTGTCCTCTGCCACCATACGGCAGGGCCGCGCAAAGGCAATGCGCCTAGCCTCAGTCTCGTGCAGAACGGCCGCGCCGATCTGCCCGGCCCGCTGTCCCAACTGGTTATCGGCCGTGACGGAATCTT